CGACCCCCTCGGCAACATTGCCCAGTGGGAGAACGCGGGTGAGCCTTGGTGCTTCCTTGCAGCCTGCCTCGACTATGTGGCTTGCTTCGTTGATTGCACTAAGCAAACCAGCGGCCTCCCGATCGGGATTGATGCCACCTGCTCCGGCCTCCAACATCTCGCCTCCATGACCCTGGACCGCACCGCTGCGGCTCAGGTCAACGTTGTGCGCGGTGACGAGGACCGCCCAGCTGATGGCTACCGAACCGTGGCAGCTGCAGCTTGCAAGTACATCAAGGACCCTGAGGTCCACGACTACATCGACCGGAAGACCACCAAGCGCACCGTGATGACCGTCCCTTACGGGGTCAGTCGGAACAGCGCTCGGGACTACATCCGATCAGCCCTCATTGAGAAGGGCTTTGACATGTCCATCAAGGGCCGACTCCCAGAGATCGTCACCGCCATCTACGAGAAGGCAGTGCCTGAAGTCTTTGAGGGTCCGGTCAAGGTCATGCAGTGGTTACAGCAGACAGCCCGCGATCTCCTCGAGACGCGTGAGGTCATCACCTGGACCACGCCCTCTGGCTTCGTCGTCACGCAGGACTTACGGAAGTCCAAGAGCAAGGTCATCAAGACCAAGCTCATGGGATCCGTCACTGAATGCGTAGTCGGTGATGGCTGGGGTGACCCGGACGTCAAGCATCACGTCGGCGCTATCGCACCCAACTTGGTGCACAGCCTCGACGCATCTCTCATCCACCTGACCTTCGTCCACTGGGACCAACCCTTCACCGTCATTCATGACTGTGTGCTGGGTCGCTCCTGTGACATGGACCAGATGAGCCACGAGATCCGGCATCACCATGCCGAAATGTACAAGGCTCTGCCGCTCGCTGATTGGGCCAACCAAGTTGGTGCCGTCATCCCTGACGGAATGATCATTGGCGACCTGGACATGGATGAAGTTCTCGAATCCCCTTACTTCTTCTGCTAATGGCTTTTACGAACGAGACCCTGCTCGAACGGCTCCAGACCTACGTGGAGATGGGCGAATACGAAAAGGCCGAGACCCTGGCCCAGGTCGCTGACCATCTTGAAGAGTGTTACCTCTGGGATGTTAGTTTCGATGAGACGCATGGTTAGACCAATGCCACGTAGCACACCTATCAGCTCGCAGGCCGCCTACCGCGTCCACGCGATTGTTGAACTGATGCGGTCCACGGGAGAACGAGAGTTCCCCGCGCAGCTCATGGGGATCTTCTTCTGGATTGCGGCCCACGACGGTTGCAAGCAGGAGAACTTAGCCGAGAGCTGCAACATGTCCCCATCTTCGGTGTCCCGCTGCGTGACATGGCTTGGCCCTCGTCACCGTCTGGAGCATCGATCCGGCCTTCGGTTGATCAGACGCGAACGCGACCCTGACAACTACAAGGCTTATCGGTTGTACCTGACACCCAAGGGAAAGTCCTTCGTCCACCTCATTGAGGACTACTGGACCCAACCAGTACGCGAAGGCTTGCCCAACCTGCCTAAAGCAAAAGCCGCTCTTGCTGCCTATGACAACCAAGAAGCCACAGATCAAGACCTGGGGCGAAGCGTTTGACTTCACTTGGAAGACGCACTGGAAACGGATGCGTTCAGCCAAGACCAACGGAATCAACGCCGGACACGTGACCGAATATGGCGGCCGCTCGCTTCCACTTAAGCGAATGAGCTCCATGGGCTGGTGGATGGAATTCAAATCAACCCTCGAGGACGAGGGACGATCTGGAGGCACCATCAACCGGATCCTTTCGGCCGGCTCTACGGTCCTCAACTTCACCCGCATGGCGGAGCTCCACACCGTGGTGGTCCCCAAATTTCAGCGGGCTGATGAAACCGCCCAGCGCCTCACCTGGTTCACCAAGGACCAAGTGGATCGCCTGGCGTATCTCTCACGGGACCTCTACGGGGACCGCTGGGGAGACAATCTGGCTGACGCCATGTTGGTGTCTGCCTACACCGGACTCAGACAAGGCGAGCTGCTCAAGCTACGCCCGGCTGACTATGACCCGGCACTCGATAAACTCATTATCGGTGGTAAGCCCTGGAATCAGACCAAGTCTGGAAAGGTCCGCCAGCTGCCTGTCAACGACAAGATTCGCGGCATCGTAATGAACCGCTTGAACCAGTCTCGTCTCTTTCACGAGGATTGGAACAACAAAGACCAGCTTTACGCTGCGTTCACAAAGGTTCGCCATGCCGCCGGATTTACCGAAGACTACGTCTGGCACACGTTCCGCCATTCCTTCGGGACTTGGGTCGGAGCCGTCGCCCATCCGCGCACGCTGATGGAGCTGCTGGGACACTCGACCATCGACATGTCCCTGCGCTATTGCAAGGCCACTGACGAGGCCACTAGATCCGCCATTATGGCCATCTAGGCGCGACTAATGACTCTGAAAAACCCCGCGTTTACCGCTCTGCTACCTTCATTCAGTCCTCAGCCCATCGCTGAGAACCGTTGCGGATGTGGCGGAATCTGGTAGACGCGCTAGTTTCAGGTTCGAATTAGCCGCAAGGCGCTATGTGGAAGTGAGGGTCCTTCGGGGCCCTTTTTCATTGGCGTCTCGCAGATTCCACTAAGCCAACCAACTAAAACCAGGAACTAATGATCCTCGACACCTACGAGATCGACCCCTCTCCGATGGCCTCCTCACAGCTGAAATACTTCGCTGAGCTGGAAGCCCAAGAGGGCGGACGCTTCAACGTTGACGACTACGAGTACCTCCAATCGATGGCATTGAGCCGTGATTCCCTGCTGGCACTTGAGTCCTACAACCGGAGCTTCGACCTGTGAGAAACAAACTCTCTGCCGGCTCGTTTACACCTGGCAAACCCAAAAAGACGAAACAGGGCAACGGCACCCACAGCAAGCCCAACCACGGCCGCAAAAAGCGCCGCGGCCAAGGCAAATAGTCCCATCCACTACACCAACCGTATCTCTCATGGCTAACCGCTACAAGTTCGCAACCACCCTCGAAGGCTTCGTGTCTGTCGGGGAAGACTCCGGCAAGTTCAACAACCGCACATTCGCCTACGCCATCCCCCACGAGACCCTCACCCAGGTCGAAGCCGACCGGGAAGAGCTGATCAAGTGGGCCAAGTCCAAGGCTTCCGGCCGAGTCCAAGAGGCAATGACCCCTTGGGATGACGCTGGCGTCTGCAAGTACACCTACGGCGCCGGCGATGGTTCCCGTAAGCCCAAGCCCGAGCCGATCTTCGTTGACTCTGACGGTCAACCCATCGAGAAGAGCGTCCTCCTGAGCGTCCGCAAGGGCACCAAGGTGAACCTCATCGTTGATCAGAAGCCCTACGCAATGGGCCCCAACGTTGGAACCTCCATGCGCGTCATCGGCGTGCAGATCATCGAGCTGGCATCCGGCAACGGCGCTGTCGACTCCGGCACCCTGTCCGTCGAGGACGTGGCCAGCCTGTTCGGTTCTGTCGATGGCTTCAAGGCTTCCGAGCCTGCTGTCCGTAAGGCAGAAGAGACCGTCGGTGATGGAGAGTCCTACGACTTCTGATGAACAACTACCGCTCCGGATTGGAGGAGCGGATCGGAAAACTCTTTGACAAGAACGCAGTCCCTTTCCTCTACGAGGTGAGCAAATACGACTACGTGACCAAGTCGAAGTACACACCTGATTTCTTCCTGCCTAACGGGGTGATCTTGGAGGCCAAAGGCTTCTTCAAGCCCTCCGACAGGCGGAAGATGTTGGCTGTGAAAGAGCAGAACCCTGAGCTCGATATCCGGTTTGTCTTCCAACGAAATAACACCTTAAGCAAGAACAGCAAGACCACTTATGGCGCTTGGGCTGAAAAGCACGGGTTCCCCTACTGCATATTCCCAAACATTCCACAGGATTGGCTCGAATGACTGACACACCCATGAGTCTGTTAATTGAGATTGATCGTCTGGTAGCCCACCTCGAAGAGGACTACCCGACTCAACTGATCTTCGAGGCTCTCACTGAATACATGGAGATGGCTGATGAATTCGGATTACTCCGATGACAACCACGTCATCTCACAGGGACCATGCCCCAACTGCACTTCATCAGATGCTTACACTGTGTACTCTGATGGCGGTTACCACTGCTTCAGCTGTGGCTATCACGGTCGGGGCAGTTCCGATGAAGCACAACTGCCACGTAAAACGTCGTCCCGAATGGTGAACTATTCCGGCGACTTCGCTCCCCTTCGTTCTCGCAAGATCACGGAGGAAACCTGCAAGAAGTTCAACGTCCGTCAGGAAGGCCCGGCTCTCCGGTTCCCTTACTACGCAGGCGCTGGCTCTGTCGTCGCCTACAAGGAGCGAGACCCTAACAAGAAGTTCTCTTGGAAGGGCAGCAACGAAGACAACACACTGTTTGGTCAACACCTCTTTGGTGGTGGCAAGTGTGTGGTCATCACAGAGGGTGAACTAGATGCCCTATCCGTTTGGCAAGCTCGGCCTAACTGGCCCGTAGTGTCTGTTCCTAATGGAGCACAAAGCGCACGCAAGTCTCTCCAATATCAGCTCAAGTATCTCCTCGGTTTCGACGAGATCGTGCTGATGTTCGATAATGACGAAGCGGGCGTAAAAGCCACGGAAGAATGTATAGGTCTATTCCCACACGAGAAGGTTTTCATCGCCTCTCTAGGCTCTTACAAGGACGCCTCAGAGGCATTGCAAGCTGGTGACGGTGATGCGATTAGACAGGCTGTATGGAATAAGAAGAAGTTCATCCCTAAATCCATCATTGATGGTCGGGAGCTCTTCGATTTAGTAAGCACACCTCTACACGGTCGGGATGCCGACTACCCATACGATGACCTCAACAACGTTACTGGTGGGCTCCGTCTTGGTGAGCTGGTTACTATTACTGCTGGCTCTGGTACTGGGAAATCGACCCTATGCGGGGAGATCGCAGTATCGCTGATTAAACAGCAGCAGCACATCGGATATATCGCGCTCGAAGAGAGCGTTAAACGTACTGGCCTCCGCCTCATGACGGTGGCTGCAAACAAACCTCTGCATCTCAACAATGAGATTCCAAGTGACGCCTTCAAGGAAGCTTTTGGGGATACCCTCGGAAGTGGTTACGCTTACCTGCGCGATGGCTTCGGTAGCGTTGATCCGGATTCTCTTCTGAGCGACATCCGCTATCTCGTGATGACACACGAGGTGAAGTGGATTGTCCTTGATCACTTGTCCATTCTGCTTTCGGGTAACGAGAGCAACGATGAGCGCAAGATGATCGACGTTGTGATGACCAAGCTCCGCAGCTTCGTGGAGGAGACCGGGATCGGAATGATCCTTATCTCTCATCTACGTCGCGCACAGGGCGACAAAGGTCACGAGGATGGCGCTTCGGTGTCACTCGGCCAACTCAGAGGCTCACATTCCATCGCTCAGCTGTCTGACCTCGTGGTGGCCCTTGAACGGGACATCAGCAACGGGGACAACAGAGCGTGCCTAAAGGTCCTGAAGAACCGCTTCAACGGTCAGACAGGCCCCGCCGGCAACCTTGCATATAGCACCGAGACCGGTCGCTTGCAGACCGCGCTTTTCGACGCTACCGATTCCACTACGCCAACTTCCTATGACGATTTCTAGGCAGCGTGCAGTCCTTTTCACCAAGGAGAACTGCAAGCCATGCGAGCTCACCAAAGAGCTTGTCTTTGCCCTCAAGCCTGCTTTGCACAAGAACCTCTCGGTGATGAAGAAGGAGAACCACTCCGCACTTGTTGAGGCTTATCAGCTGGAGCTCTTCCCGACCTTCCTGATCGTGGATGACCACGGTGAGGAGATCGACCGCCTCGTTGGTGGTCAACGGATTCGCGACAACATCGTGAATCTTCTCTCAACCATCAATCGCCATAACGACTACTTCCGTAATCGATGAAGGATCCTGTGATTATTCACATCGAGAGCACCTCTCTCGAAAAGCTTCAGAAGCTCGACGCTGAGCTTCCCTCTGATATCCACCTCGTCCGATACAAGAAACCTAGCTGGAAGAAGAAGCAGAAAGTCTCTGCAATCCGGGCATTCCGCCAGGTTGACATCTTCGACCACCTCCATGACGCCGGTTATGCGGTGTTGGAGATCCGTTCTGGCTTCGGACGTATTCGCCCCAACGTATTCAACAATGCGCCTAGCGTTTGACATTGAGACCGATGGTCTCCTCCAGGATCTAACCAAGATCCACTGCATTGTTCTGATCAACATCGACGACGGTACCAAGTACCGCTTTGGTCCTTCTGATTACAAGAAGGGCCTGAAGATGCTGAAAGATGCAGACGAGGTCTGGGGTCACAACATCATTGGTTATGACTACCAGGCCATCAAGAAGATCCACCCGAACTGGGAGTTCAAAGGTCAGACCTATGACACTCTTATCCTCTCGCGGTTGTTCTTCACCGACCTGCTGGATCGTGACTTCCGATCCCGACCAGCCAACATGCCAGCCAACCTTTACGGTCGCCACTCTCTCGAAGCGTGGGGTCACCGGCTGGGCGTTCACAAGTCTGAGTTTGGCAAGTCCCTTGATGGGGATTGGTCAACTTATACCCCTGAGATGTTGGAGTATTGCACTCAGGACGTTGTCGTCTCTGTTGCAGTGGCGAAGATGTTCGAGCCCAAGCTCGTCACCTACAAAGACTGCATTGAAACAGAGCACAAGATTGCTGAGCTCATGTCTTGGCAAGAGAATCTCGGCTTCCCATTCGATGTAGCCAAAGCACACCAGCTGGAGTCAAAGCTCCGGACTGAACTCGACGCACTCTCTGACCAGATGCGTTCCACCTTCCTTCATGTGGACGGTGGCACATTCACCCCTAAGCGCAACAACAAGCCCCAGGGCTATTTCGCTGATGCGCCTATGTGCAAACTTAAGGAGTTCAATCCGACAAGCAGGCATCACATTGCCTGGGCTTTCGAGACCTTCAGAGGCTGGACCGCTAAGGAGCGGACAGCTGGTGGTACCCCCAAGATCGACGACGCAGTTTTGCGTGAGATCGGTACAGATGAATCACTCAAGTTTGCCCGCATTCTGGAACTCCAGAAGCACCTGGGTCAACTGAGTGAAGGCAAGAACGCCTGGCTCAAACAAGAGCGAGACGGTCGCATTCATCACAGCTGCATCCTCAACACCAACACGGGAAGAATGGCCCACCTGCGGCCAAACCTTGCTCAAGTCCCTTCTGCTTCTGAATACCGTGCTCTTTTCTATCCCGGTAAGGATCGTGTCCAGGTTGGCTCTGACGCTTCTGGGTTGGAGCTTAGGTGCCTTGGTCATTATTTATCTCCGTTTGATGGTGGCGCATTCAGTCGCACTGTCGTTGAAGGAGACATTCACTCAGAACTGGCAGAGATCTATGGAACAGATCGCAAGTCAGGTAAGGGGGTCACGTACTGTTTGATCTATGGAGGGGGCAACCTCAAGCTAGGTCTGACAGCTGGGGCTACCAAATCCGGCGCCACCCGTAAAGGACAAGAGATCCGCAAACGGATCATGGAAGGCCTGCCCGGCTTCGCTGATCTTTCGTCAGCTATCGGCAAGCGTTCAGAAGGTGACGTGCTCAGAGGGCTAGATGGTCGACCCATCCGCCTGCAGGGCAAGCGTCACGCTGCACTCAACTACCTGCTCCAATCTGCTGGAGCCGTTATCTGCAAGCTCTGGGTGATTCGTACCCACGAGATGTTGCAGGAAGCAGGCATCGATTACTACCCGCTGGCCTTTGTGCACGATGAGCAACAGCTCTCAGTTGCACCTGACCAAGCGGAGATGGCTGCACAGATCACCGCACTCGCTATGAAGGATGTCCAACATGCTCTTAAGTTCCGTTGCGAGCTTGACTCAGAAGCTCAAGAAGGTCAGTCCTGGGCGGACTGTCACTAGTCCCTCCCGACTCGGAGACATCGCCGAACACTGGGTGGCCATGTTGGCTGCTTGGAAAGGGGCCGAAGTTTATCCGAATCTCAATTGCACTGGGCCAACCGACTTCATCATGGTTGTCGATGGCGTCCCCTACCAACTGGACGTGAAGCTGGCCCGACCCAACTCCAGAGGTTCCTGGAGAGGCAACACCGACAAGGTCGCTGATCCTGTCATCCCCGTCCTGGTTATCCCCCAGGGCGACATCACCGAATGGAAGGTCCAGTGGATCCGTAACCGGTATCCGAAAGAACTGGAGAACTTCTGGAACAAATCCGCTATCCCCTTTACACATGAAAGCCCCGAAGCTGCTAGTTGACGCCGACTTCTTCTTCTACCGAGCCGCATCTGCAGCCGAGACGGAGATGGACTACAGCGAAGACCTGACCGTTGTCGTTGGTGACTTTCGCCAAGGCAAGCGGATCGTGGAACAGGAGCTGAACAAGCTTCGCTCTCGGTTCGATACACAAGACCTGGAGCTGTTCTTCACCGACAGAAAGAACTTCCGCAAAGAGATCGACCCCAGCTACAAGGGCAACCGCCGAAAGCGTAAGCCTGCTGGTTATCTCAAGCTGAAGAACTGGGGCTTGGAGAAATACCCATCTCTCATCATGCCGGCCCTCGAGGCTGACGATGCCCTGGGTATTGCTGCCACCTCTGGTCAGTACGACAACTTCGTTCTTGTCTCACCGGACAAGGACATGCAACAGATCCCCTGCCGCATTTACAACCTAAAAGATGAGTTCACCCAGACTGCTGAAGACGCAGAGCGCAAGCTTTACGAACAGGCTCTTACTGGTGACTCTACTGACGGTTATAGCGGCTGCAAAGGCGTGGGACCTAAGCGAGCAAAGGACATTCTTGACGCCTCCAAGGGTGACTACTGGACAGCAACAGTAAAGGCATTTAAGTCTGCAGAAATGTCCGAAGAAGACGCACTCCGCAACCTGCGTCTTGCACGAATCTTGCAATCTCAAGACTGGGACTGTGAGAACCAAACCCCTATCCTCTACACACCGTGAATCTCGATGAACGAGAACGACTATTCCTCTCGAACTTATTACGTTCCCGACGAATATACCGCGATTCCCCAATACCTCTCGGAGCCCAGCTCTGGGAGGACTGGCACGAGCAACTCCTCGGAAAGATCGAAGCAGAATCCTGACCACTACCAAATGGGCAAGATTCAGGTCTGGGATTTCATTATCGATCAAGACCTGGACTTCGTTCTAGGCAACGTCGTGAAGTACGTCTGCCGCGCAGGCACTAAGCCTGGCGAATCCCGCATGGATGACCTGCTGAAAGCGCAGGCATATATCAACAAAGCTATCGAATCCACCGATGTTTGAGCACCAAAAAGAGGCCCGGACTTTCCGGGTCCTGATGGGTCAACCTACCGACTCATTCAACCCTGAGACTGCACGACTACAGCAACGCCTCATCTCCGAAGAGTATGAGGAGTTCCTCGAGGCCCATGCCGAGTCTGTTACATACATCCAGAACAAGCGGGCTCGTGAAGCCTGCCTGGGTGAGTTGGCTGACATTGCTTATGTCTGTTATCAGTACGCAGCTGCTGCTGGTTGGGATCTGGACGAAGCTCTGACCCGCAAACATGTTGCCAACCTGTCCAAATTAGATGACGACCTCAAGCCCATAAAGCGGGCTGATGGAAAGGTCATGAAAGGACCTAACTACAAACCCGCCAACCTTATTGATCTTGTTTGATGTCTGATTATGTTGCACGAACCGGCCGGGTCCAATCCTGGCTCGACAATCCCGAATCAAAACTCCCCGTCTCCTGCACAGTGTTCGTCGTCGACGACACCATGGAAGGATTCAATGGAATCGAAGCGTCTTGGCGCTTTGTGTCTCATGCACTTCGGAATGCTGCCGGAGTCGCTGTTCACCTTTCTAAGTTACGTCCAAGGGGTGAAGAGAACGGAAAGGGCCTTGTGGCTAGCGGCCCGGTGTCATTCGCCCGAATCTACAGCGTACTTAACGAGACTCTTCGACGCGGTGGAACGTACAAGAACGGCGCCTGTGTAATTCACCTCGACGCTAATCATGCAGACCTTGAGGAGTTCGTCGACGCAAGTCGTGCAGAACTGCCCTGGGTCAAAAAGTGTATTGATGTTACCCGCGAATGGTGGGATGAACTTACTGAACCTGTTCAAGCCAAGATCCTCCGTGGCATACAAGCTGGTGATCTCTGGCTCAACAAAGTCAAATACGACCCCCGAGGTCTCCGTATTTACGGAAACGTCTGTCTCGAGATCTACCTCCCCTCACGAGGAACTTGCTTACTCCAGCATGTCCAGCTGGGGGCCTGCAATGTGGAAGACCTACGGCCTGCTTTTACAAAAGGTATGTCCGAACTGGTCGCTCTCCATGGACAAACAGGGGTGGGTGATACAGGTGAGTACCTGCCGCCCGAAACTGACCGACAGGTTGGCCTGGGCGTACTCGGACTGGCTAACTTCCTGGCTTATCACGGAGTTAGCTACGCAGCCTTTGGCGAAGCGCTTGAGGCTGTCAATCTCGGACTGGACTTTGAGCAGACTCCTGCGATTGTCCTGGCCCAAGAGTGGGTGGGAGCCGTTGCTGGTGCGGCACAGATTGCCCGTGCCAGTGGGATGGACCGAGCTTTCACGATCGCTCCAACAGCCTCCTGCTCCTACAACTACAAAGATCTCCGAGGGTATACAACAACCCCTGAGATTGCTCCTCCCATCGCTCGTCACGTTGATCGTGATTCAGGTACTTTTGGAGTTCAGTCTTTCGACTACGGGGATGTAGAAATAGCCAGCGAAGTGGGCTGGCACGCTTATAAGAAAGTGGCAGACGAGATCTGCCGTACATACGAGAACACTGGACTCTTCCATGGTTACTCGTTCAATAGTTGGAGTGACGTCGTGACCTACGACCAAGCCTTCATATCGGACTGGTTTGACTCCCCTCAGACCAGCCTTTATTACGCGCTTCAGGTCATGCCCGACACTCTCCGCAAGGATGATGTCGCCTCACTTCTAGATGATGGCTCGGATTATGCCGATCTCTTTGGATTGGTGAATGACCTGGACGCAGATGACAACGATCTTTATTGCACATCTTGCGCTGAGTAATGTCTGAGTATTTGAAAATCATGTCCCGGAAGAGAACCTGGACACCCGTCGCCGTAGATAAAGGACAAGTAACTGAAGGCAGCGAAGACACCCTCAAGCGGTGTCTCGCCCTTCGCACCTTAGAGCTCCCGGTTAAAGAGATGCTCCAGCAAGGACTGGAGAGAGAGCTTCCAGATGACCCGGGAATTATCCCTGCCCTTCGCTCTAATCAAGCCGATGAGGACAAGCACGATCTTGCTCTCAACTACATTGTGGCTGCTCACGGGGTGGATGGGAGAGCTGAAGATGAGGCCGCGAGAATCCGCAAGGCTTGGCTCAGCAATCCGTCACATCCGCTCCTCAAAACAGCCATCCTTGAGAGGTCTGTCTTCTTCGTCCTCCTACCGTTCTTCCGTTTCAACGGAGACATGGGGATTAGGACTGTTGCATCAGACATCTCCCGAGACGAACAAACTCACACTCTGATCCACGCCATGGTCGCTCATGACCTCGGCGAGAAGACAACTCCAGCCCTCGACAAGCTCCGTAAGGCAACTGTCCATTGGGCCATGGATCAGCTGGGTGTTAGTGAGAACAAGTACCTGAACAAGGACTTCTGGCTTAAGGCTTCCGACAACCTGTATCACCAAGGCAAAGCAACAGAGCTTGCCGAGACACAGCGAGCCCGGATGCCGGCCTTCTTTGAATCAAGCAACATCAATCTGCCCCAATATGGCTGACCTATCTGCCTCCGAAGTATTCGGTGGGGACACATTCCTTGAGCGCCTCTGTGAGGAGCTTGAGGCTATGTACCCGCTATCCAACCCATCACCAAAAGACGACGATCGCGTGATCATGTTTCGAGCTGGTCAACGCTCTGTCGTCGAGTACATCAAAGCCAAACACAACACGGAGAAATAACCATGTGTATGGGTGGACCGTCCATGCCAGAGATGCCCGAGGCACCGCCTCCGGCTCCTACTCCCCCGCCGCCGGCTCCTATTCAAGAGCCTAAAGCTCCCCTGCCTCCGCCGACCAACGTGTCTGCTGGCGAGAGCGATGCGGCCAAGATCAAGAAGCGCACGACCAAGCGTCAAGAGCTGCAGCAAGCAAGCTCTGGTGCTAACGCTCTGCGAATCCCCCTCAATACCGGCACTGCTGGCACTCCTGCCAAGAAGACCGGATCCCTCAACATCCCTACGTGATAAATGGAAGCCTACGCACAGTCTAGGTACACCGAACTCACTAGCGACCGCGAAGACTTTCTCGACATGGGCCGCCGTTGTGCGGCTCTTACGCTCCCCTATTTGTTGACCGAAGACGGCTTCACTTCAGGCGAGCGGCTCAAGACCCCGTGGCAATCCGTCGGGGCTAAGGGTGTCAATGTGCTCGCATCCAAGTTGATGCTGGCCCTCTTCCCAATCAATACGAGCTTCTTCAAGCTGCAGATCAATGATGCTGAGCTGATGGAAGTACCCGAGCTGACCCCCGAGGTTCGCTCCGAGATCGACATGAGTCTCTCCAAAATGGAGAAGACCGTGATGCAACAGATCGCGGAGACATCCGACCGGGTGATGCTGACGGTAGCCATGAAGCATCTGGTCGTCACTGGCAATTGCTTAGTCTTTGCCGGGAAGAAAGCCCTTAAAGTCTTTCCCCTAGATCGTTATGTCATCGCACGCGATGGCGATGGAACAGTAACCGAGATCATCACCAAAGAGATTGTTGATCGGTCACTCCTGCCCAAAGAGTTCCAGAATGCTGGAGGTCTTACACCTGAAGGAGATTCCAACGCTGTCGGTGAAGATGGCCCCAAGTTCGGTGTAACCGGAGCAAGCCCCAATAAAGGCCAAAGCGACGACGCTGTGGTCTACACCTGCGTGAAACTGCAGGACGGACAACATCGCTGGCATCAGGAGTGTGACGGGAAGATCATCCCTAACTCCAAGTCGACCAGCCCCCTCAAGCACACCCCTTGGATGCCTCTGCGCTTCAACGTGGTCGATGGCGAAAGCTATGGCCGCTCTCGCGTTGAGGAGTACATCGGTGATGTCCAGAGCCTCGAACGCCTGATGCAGGCAATGGTCGAAGGTTCTGCCGCAGCCGCCAAGGTTGTGTTCATGGTTAGCCCTAGTGCTACCACCAAGGCCCAGTCCCTGGCAGCCGCCAGTAACGGTGCAATCATTCAAGGCCGTCCCGACGATGTTGGTGTGGTCCAGGTCGGTAAGACCGCTGACTTCCGTACTGTCCAGGAGATGATCCGGGACCTGACGCAACGTCTGTCTGACGCCTTCCTGATCCTTAACGTTCGCCAATCTGAGCGGACTACTGCCACCGAAGTGCAGGCCGTACAGCAGGAGCTCAATGAGCAGCTGGGCAACATCTTTGGGTCTCTGACTGTTGAACTACTGACCCCTTATCTGAGCCGCAAGCTGCATCTCCTGCAGCGTTCAAAGGCTATGCCGTCCCTGCCTAAGGGGTTGGTGATGCCAACCGTGGTCGCAGGTCTAGGTGGTGTTGGTCGTGGTCAGGACAAAGCAGCCCTCATGGAATTCGTGACGACCATTGGTCAAGCCATGGGTCCTGAGGCACTTATGCAATACATCAATCCCACTGAGTTCATGAAGCGGCTCGCAGCTGCCAGTGGTATTGACACTCTCAACCTCGTCAAGTCTCCCGAGACCATGGCAGAAGAGAGCCAGCAGGCTGAACAGAAAGCTATGCAGGCATCTCTCATGAGCCAGGCCGGGCAGCTGGCAAAGAGCCCAGCAGGCGAAGCACTCACCCAACAAATGATCGATGGCGGAAACCCCCAAGAAGCCCCGGCCGGCCCGCCGCCGGGCGCGGAAGCCTGACGGACAGTTCAGAGCTGACGACCCCACAACTCCAGCAAATGAAGCCTGGGAACCTATCCCCGTAGAGGCTGCTCTTCCTAAAGAGAAGTATGCCCCTGCCCCGAAGGTTTCAGGTATTAGCAACAACACCGCTGGTAAATACAGCAAAACCCCTAAGGTTAAACGGCCTGGGGTTGGTAAAACTAGAACCACTTACAACTGATGGCCACAACCGTATTTGATCCATCCGAAGATCGCTCTGATGCCGAGAAGGCTGCAGAAGCGGCAGCACTAGAACAAGGCGAGAAGATCGCCCAGATGCAGGCAGAAGACAAGGCCCGGCGTTATGCCGAGGCTGATGCTTCTAACGAAAACCCTGAGCTCATCGGTGGCAAGTTCAAGTCTCAGGATGAACTCCTGAAGGCTTACGAAGAGCTGCAAAAGAAGATGAGCTCCGGCGAGAAAGAGGAGGAGTCCAGTGATGAAGAGACACCCGCTGAGCCTTCAACAGAAGAGGAAGTGGAGGAGGTCTCTGATGCTGAGTCTGCCCTCACTCGGGCTTCTGAGTCTTATGCCAAAGATGGCAAGCTTGATGAAGCCAGCATCGAAGAGCTCTCCAAGATGGACAGCAAAGAGCTGATCCAGGCGTACGTTCAGTATTACTCCAAGAACCAAGCCAGCCAAGCTGCCCAACAACAGCAGGCTGTTGATTCCAAGTCCATCTACGACTCTGTGGGTGGCGAAGAGGCCTACACCGAGATGATTGGTTGGGCTGCTAATAACCTCTCCCCCGAGGAGATTGCCTCGTATAACGAGGTGACCTCGAGTGGCAACACCGCAGCAGTCAAGTTTGCTGTGGAGGCCCTGAGTAACCGCTACAAATCCTCTGAAGGCTCCGAAGCTCCCCTGGTGACCGGCCGTAAGGCTGCCCCCGCCAAGGACCGCTTCCGTAGTCATGCGGAGCTCAGCCGTGCAATCTCTGATCCTCGCTATAGCACTGACCCGGCGTATCGGGCAGACGTTGAGGCCAAGCTTTCACGCTCGACAGATCTTCTCTGATAAACACGTACGTTCAGCCTTCGGGCCGCATGATGCCTAACCATGGAACGGGGGTTAGGTCGTGTTTTTAATCCAATGACCCAAGTTCAAATCCGCGCAGCCGTCAAAGCACAAAAAGCTGCCGTGCGTCAGGCCAAACTCGTCTACCGTGGCGTGTCTTACCTGAAGCAACTGCCTACCCTGGGCTGATAATACAGGTACTTCCGGTTAATAATCGGAGGAACGGTTTAAGGAACCCCTGTCCCGGAAAGCGGGGGTGCTTGGTAGAGCTGGTGCTCAGCAGGGTTCGATTCCCTGCCTACCTATTGCCCCGACCAGAGGCTTTGTATCTGGCACTCATGAGTTAAAGCAACAACCTAGGTCTAATAAAGAACATATCGAAGTAGGAGGAAGCCCCTTACGAGGGATAACTTTCACTGAAAAGGATTGATCTGAGACGACCAACAATCTTTCTCCTAATTCATTTAGAACATTGACTTATTCTGCCTTCCAGGGCAACAACGTGGCCGACGGCTCACGTACGCCCTCCCAGAACTACGACACTCGCTACGCAACCAGCCTGAAGCTGTTCAGCGGCGAAGTGTTCAACGCTTTCAACGACGCCACCATCTTCAAGGGTCTGGTCCGCAACTACAGCCTCCGTGGCGGTAAGAGCAAGCAGTTCCTGCTGACCGGCAAGCTGGCCGCTGGCTACCACACCCCTGGTACCGCCATCGCCCCCGCTGACGGCCTGAAGAGCAACGAAAAGACCATCGTGATGGATGACCTCCTGGTCTCCAGCCAGTTTGTCTACGACCTCGACGAGATCCTCAGCCAGTGGTCCGCCCGCTCTGAGATCTCCAAGCAAATCGGCGAAGCCCTCGCCCTGCACTATGACGAGCGTATTGCTCGCGTGCTGGCCAAAGGCGCTACCGAAGCTTCCGTTGTCACTGGTGAGCCCGGCGGCTTCCAGGTGAACATCGGATCTGGCAAGACTCTCGATGCTCAGGCTCTGGTTGACGGCTTCTTTGAAGCTGCTGCTGTTCTCGACGAGCGTTCCGCTCCCCAGGACGGCCGCTGTGCAGTGCTGAGCCCCCGCCAGTACTACAGCCTGATCTCTTCCGTTGACACCAACATCCTGAACCGTGAAATCGGTAACAGCCAGGGTGACATGAACAGCGGCAAGGGTCTCTACAGCATCGCTGGCATCCGGATCTACAAGTCCAACGTGCTCGCCGACCTGTACGGCCAAGACCTCTCCAGCACCAGCGTGGCTGGTGAGCAGAACGACTACGACGTCGACTGCACCTCTCTGGCTGGTCTCGTGTTCCATAAGGAAGCTGCTGGCACCGTTGAGGCCATCGCTCCTTCTATCGACACCACTTCTGGTGACTTCCATGTCCAGTATCAGGGCGACCTGATCGTGGGCAAACTCGCCATGGGTGCTGACACCCTGCGCGTGTCTGTTGCTGGCTCCCTCCAGGCTGCCTGATAACAACTCCCAGAGGTCCTTCGGGGCCTCCGGGTTTCATCATTACCCGAAACAAAATGGCTACTAAATTAAACAAGCTGGCTGCAGTGAACATCCTGCTGTCCAACATTGGTCAAGCTCCAGTTACTGCAATCGATAACGCCAACCCGATGGTGGCTATGGCTGCAAACCTGATCGACGAGGTAACCAATAACCTCCAGGCTGAGGGTTGGACATTTAACACTGAGCGGGCTTATCCATTCATGCCAGATACTGATGGATGCGTCTATATCCCCGATAATGTTCTCCAGATTGATGCTGGTTACAATTCAACCAACGATACCGTTCAGCGTAACGGGAAGCTATACAACAAGCGCTCCCACTCATATGAGTTTGAAGGTGTGCAGGAGTTTGATGTGGTGTGGTTGGTTGAATTCGATGACATGCCACCTGCCTTCCAGAACTACGTTTCCATGCGTGCTGCCAACCTCTTTGCAGGCCGCTCCGTAGGCTCCGCCGAGGCTGTCAGGTTTGGTGAGCGTGAGGAGATGATGTCCCGCGCAGCAATGCTCGAGTACGAGACCCAGCAGGGTGATTACAACATGCTCGGCACTGCAGACAACATGAACACCCCAATAACCTATCGTCCAAACTCCGTACTTTCCAGATACTGATTATGGCTGCAGTTTCACAAAAGATCCCTAACCTCCTCGGTGGGGTTTCACAACAACCCGATCCCGTGAAGCTGCCTGGACAGGTACGTGAAGCGGAGAACGTTTATCTAGACCCCACCTTTGGATGCCGTAAGCGTCCTAGCACAGAGTTGGTGGCTCAGCTAGCTACAGATGTCCCTAGATCCGCTAGGTGGTTTCCAATCTTCAGAGATAACAATGAGCGCTATGCTGTTGCTATCTACAATGAATCTAACCTGGTGATCCGGGTGTGGGACCTGAATGATGGCTTAGAGAGAACCGTAACCATATCTGACTCCGCATCCACCTACTTTCTGGATGCTGATAAAGATTCAATTGAGCAGCTGACAATCTCTGATTACACACTAATCAGCAACGTTAAGCGTCAGGTCTCCATGGCCTCTGATCTCAGCAGGGTTACCAACAATGAAGCCCTGGTAACGATCAACCAAGTCTCCTATAACACTAACTACGCTATCGACATCTCCAGAGATGGTGATGATCAGCAGCAGAAGGTCTACTCAGCTACTGGTATCGAAGTTATACCGGGCACGTTTGAGGTGGAAGATGGTGGCTCGTGCTCTCTGGTCGATGCCCAGAACTTCCAAAAAGACGATGGCGATAAGGTTGGCCTTAGCTTTCGCCTAGTTGCCCAATGCCAAGCCTACTTAAAAGGTGATAACACGGCGGAGTATAAGGCTACACGGGTTAGCCTTGTTGGCCCAAAACCTGACAAGGATGAGTCGTTTACAGAAGATTTCGACACATTCAAGGTTAAGTGGACGCGTGATGAAAGGTCTGGTAGTAACATTGTCGAGTGGTATCCAGAAGTAGAGGATGCACAGTGGACCGAAGAAGACATCAACGATAAGAGGTTGACGGGCGACGAAGGTACTCAGGTCAAGGTGACCAGGGTAGACCAGCGCTTCAACTCTGATGCACGCTACGTGTCCCGATACACAGTCGATGCCATCCTCCAGAATGGTGGACAAGGCTGGCGTAAAGGCGACACAACTACCGTCTCTATGGGCGGTAGAAACTACACAGTACGCGTGACTGACGAGCGCTTTATCTATGCCTTTACGGGTGCTGGTAGCGTGTCATTCACAACTCCCACTGATACCGAAACAGGGGCCCTAGACTTGGGCAATGTGGTTAGCGAGTTGGTTAATCGTGTCAACTCCCTAGACGACTTTGAGGCTGAGGGTGTAGGTAACTGCATCAAGATCACCAGGACTGATGGCCGAGACTTTAACCTTGGCGCTCGTGGTGGCGCAGTCAACAGTGCGATGACTCCTATCAAGGGTGCAGCACGTGACGTTGCAGACCTACCCGATCAGTGCTTCGACCAATTCACCCTCAAGGTAAACAACACCGACAGCGCAGACTCTGACGATTACTACGTCAAGTTTGTGACCCAGTCCCCTGGTATTCCAGGTGCAGGTGCATGGGAAGAGTGTGTGGCTCCTGGTATCAAAACTAACCTTAACTCCTCCACCATGCCTCACGCCCTGATTCGTCAGGCTGATGGCTCATTTACCCTTGATGCTCTGAACACTGATTCAGCGTTTGGTGGCTGGGCTGCCCGTGAAGTTGGTGATGAGACGAGCAACCCCGAGCCTACCTTTGTGGGTCGTGGTATCTCCAACATGTTCTTCTTTGCCAATCGCCTCGGCTTCTTATCTGAGGACTCGGTTGTGCTTAGCCAGCCTGGTGATTACTTCAACTTCTTCTCAGTCTCGGCTCTGACCATCTCTGATGCGGATCCGATTGACCTGACGGCTAGCTCAACAAAACCTGCCATCCTGAAAGCAGCTGTAGGATCCCCAAAAGGTTTAATTCTATTTGCAGAGACCAGTCAGTTCCTCCTGGCTTCAAGTGAAATTGCATTCGCTTCGTCTACTGTGAAGCTTACAGAGATCAGCAACTACTTCTACCGGTCACGGGTGCTCCCGCTGAACTCCGGCGTGTCGATCTCGTTCATCTCTGAGAGCCAGACTTACTCCAAGGTGTTGGAGATGGCTGTGGACTCCGTGGAGAACCGTCCTGTGGTGGCTGACATCACGCGTGTGATCCCCGAGTACCTCCCACCCAACTTCGAGTGGGGTGAGGTCATGCCCAACAACAACATGCTCCTCTATGGAGATAACACCGAAGATGTGTATGTCTTCAAGTTCTTCAACAATGGAGAAGAGCGTCAGCTTGCAGGCTGGTCCCGTTGGACCTACCCAGCCAAATGCCACCTCTTCGCTACTGAAGATGACCTGGCACATATCGTTCTCTATGACGGAACGCAGCACGTCCTGGTTAGGTCTAAGTTGATCGATGATCCGGATGATGCTCCGCTGGATGTGGGCTTCTCTAAGTTCACCCCGCTTCTGGATATCTACATGGAGTCGGAGTACCTAACTCTTACTCCTGCTACAGACAAGACATCCTACATTGAAGTCCCTGAGCCCCTGAGGCTTGTAGATGCGGTCTACAACCTAGTTGTGACGTCTGGTGATTTCAAAGGCACGTTCATCCGCCCAGAGATCAACGACGCTAACCAGCTAGAAGTAGATACCCGCCTGACTGAATCTGACTTCATCGTCGGCATTCAATACGAGAGTCGGGTAACCCTGCCCGCCATCTTCACAACACAAGAAGGCCGGGCTGACCGGGTGAACATCCCGCAGGTAACCTTCCTCTACCTAGACCTGTACTACTCAGGCCGCTATCAAGTGAGCGTAGACAAGCTTGGGTACCCAACTTCTGAGCTGAGTATTGAGCAGACTAGAGCAAACATCTACGACGCTGATGCTACGCCTGTGACTGAGATCAACACTATAACTGTACCTATATTCTCAAGCGGAGACCTAGTCAAAACGACGATCACCGCTCCTGACCCTTTCCCCTCATCCATCACTGGATATAGCTGGGAGGGTTCATATAACAATCGAGGAATCTCTCCTATTCGATGAAACAGTACCGCCCCGCCACGGTGGGTGATGCGGTCAAAGTTGCCAACAATCTTCGACCAGAAGATCTTCAAGAACTGGAAGGCCTAGGGCATACACCCCTGGGCGTTCCGTTCAGTGTTCTTGCGAGCGATGCTGCGATTGCTTTCTTCACTAAAGAAGGGACGATCGCTGGCGTGGCAGGCATTGTCCCAGACGCCGAAGAAGGTGTCGGGATTATCTGGATGCTCTGCACTCCTGAAGTACAGAAAGAGCCATTCACGTTCGTGAGGCAAGCCAAACAATGGCTAGCTGATGAACAGCGCAACTACCGCCTCCTCTGGAACCTGGCAGACGCTAGGAACCATTTCCACCACAAACTTTTAAAGATGCTCGGGTTCAAGGCGCTTAGGTCTGTTCCGAGTGGACCTAACAACCTCCCCTATTTGGAGATTATCAAACTATGTGCTTACCAGCAGCAGGTCTAACGGCGGCCTCACAGGTTGTCGGCATGGTCGGGACTGTGGCAAGCATTGCCCAGGCCCAAGCCAGTATGAACATGCAAGCTGCTCAATACCAGCAGCAGAATGACCTGCAATTCCAGCAGGCCCAACAGCAGGCCGCCCAGCAGAATCGACAGATTCAGGCGCAGCATCAAGGCCAGATCAGACAAGAGATTGCAGCTAATCAGGCTTATCAACAGCAGCTGCAGAACAACAACAACGCAGTCAATAAGTCTTACGTTCAGGAGCAGGCAAAGCTTCAAGAGGCTAAGGCTAAAGCAGCTTTCCAGGCTCAGGCTAACTATGTCAAGTCTGTAGGCGCCCAAGGCAAGGTCTTGGCCAGTGGTGCTACAGGTCAGTCTGTGGGGCTTCTTTCCCTGGATGCAGAACGCCAGGCTGGCTTCGCTACAGCAGAGCAGAACGCCACTCTCCGTAGTGCTGAAGCTCAATCTGCTATCGGCATGGATATTGCATCTGAGCAGGCTAAATCTGCAAATAATCAAGCCTATTCAAGGCTCCCTGCACCTACACAAGCCCCTGTCTTTGCTGACAAGCCTGTCGGTATTGGTAAGGATCTTGGATTAGGAATCCCAGCTTACGATTGGTCTAATGGCTAGAATCTACAATCAAGAACAGTACGAAGGGTCGTTCAGTCCCCGTCAACAATCTCGTGGATTCCAGGCCGTTCAAGCCGTGGATAACACGAGCAAAGAAAGGCAGCGTATGCAACAAGAGCTGCGCGATATTGATACACAAACCAAGTCTCTTAGCCGTCAGCAGGGCTTAGATTCGGGGATACTCCAAGCCCAGCAAGGTATTGCTAGGGCCAAGATGCAGGCTAACAATGCAGCTATCAATGGTCTGCTAAGCCTCTCCAAGACAGCCTTGTCCACAATGGGGCAGATGGCTGAACAGGCGGAGATTGCACAGCAGGAGCAAGCCCTTAACGATGATGCTATGGGGTTCCTGACTGGTCTTAATCAGACAGCTCCCCGCCTAGATAATGCTGTCGCTGTGGAAGCTCAGCAGGATGCCCAGGCATACGCTATTGGTGATGCAGCTAGTTCTATTGAGGACAAGGCTGTTGCAGAGAGTGTTGCTAAAGATTCAGCTAACGCACTTGCCAGCCGTAGTATTACAAAGATCAGCACGCATGAGGCTGCCGCAAGGGTTGGTCTTGATCTTGAGGCTTTCCTGCAAAGTGACGAGATTGTTACCCTCCCAGATGGTACCCAGATCCGCGCAAGTGACGCTTCTGATCCTGCCCAGCTTTCAGCTGTAGCGAATATTGGTATTCAGAAGTTAACCAGACAATATGGCCTTGCGGATATGGATCCCAAGGTTCTGCGTCAAACGTATCTCTCACAAGCTAAGGCTGCATACACAACAGCCATCTCCAACCGTGGCAGGGTGTTACGTGAGGCGGCCCAGAGTGAGCGTGCTATTGCACACTTTGGGGCTGCATCTGCTGCCGTTCAAAGTGGAACCGACCCCGCTGAGGTTTATCAAACCCTGTACGGCTCTATCAAGAGCTCTCAGTTTGAAACAGATCCTAGGAAGATTAACC